GGTTTTTTGGCACCTGATTGGAGCGGAACACGTCATATCCGTTTGTTGCGCCGACAGCGGTCGGAAGATCGCGGTCACGCGAACCGAACAGATATTCGCCGGTTGTGGTCTTCAGCTTCTTCATCGCGCCGACTACCTTGGAGTTGGTCAGATAGCGCATGGTGGATTCATCAGCATTGGCATCGGCCACCGCCGTTTCCAGATCCACGAACGGATCGACATTGGTCAATGCAGCGCCATTCGTACCCATAGCCACCGAACCGATACCGGCTGTGTTCAGGATACCGGTCGGCTGATTGCCTGCGCCGGTCCCGTTGATGCCGGCCAGATCAATAGCCAGGGCAATCACGGTGGCGAGGTCGTTCTGCGTCAGCGCTTCCATACCCATGGAGGACTGCATCAGGCTCAACAGCGTGACCTGCGTGGATGCAACGACACCCTTGGGAGACAGCGCTACTGAATCATAGGTCTGATCACCGGGTGTGGCGGCCGTGCCTTCTGCCACCCATGCTGCGCTCGCAGCGCCAGTCTGACGAGGAAGGGTGACGTTGCCCTGCAAGCCATCCAACACAGTCGCACCCAGCTCCCGAAGACGGGACTTGTTGCGCAGCAGTTCGATGAAGTTTCCGGCCAGCACGTCCGTATGGATGGTCGGTGCGCCGACCGTGGTGGTCACGGCATTGCGGGCACGGTTGGAGCGCAACAGTACGTCTGTCGGGACGACCACGCCCTTACCCTTATAGAGACCACCCAGTCGTTGTGCGGCGGCGCGGCATACATCACGCTCGAACTCAGCGCCACCCCAGTCGCCTGTAGCGGCGGCAGCCAGTGCCCGGTTGATGCTGAAGGCCTGCGCTTCCTGATGATTCAGGCCGATGGGTGATCGTTGCTCGGATGCCTTGTTGTTGACGGCTTCCAGCAATGTGGCATGGAACTCATCCAGCGATTTGCCGGAATGTACGGCTTCCCGCGCCAGTTCCGTGGCCGTGCTGCCGATAGCGGCCTGCGCCCGCTCTGCGGCGGACTCGATATTGTGGATGCGTTCCCGCTCCGTTTCGCGCGCGGAATCCTGTGCTTCCTTGCGCACGGCATCCAGATCAATCGGGTCTGGCGCCGGTTCCTGCGTGTTGCCTTTCTTCATGGCAACCTCCTTTGCTTTGTATTCAGGCCTTGCGCCTGCCTTGATATCCGCCGTAGCGGAATTCTGTGTGTCCTGCTTGCTGATATTCGCCATCGCCACCGGCGACAGCATCAGGCCTGTATTGGGTTGTGTGGACGCGAATGCATCGCGCATGGTTTCGGGAATGTGCCGGAAGGCATTACAGATGCGGCCGGCGAACGATGCCGCCGCCGGCGACTGGGCCGGTTCAATCGCATCCACCGAATCGGCAAAGCCGAGTTCAACGGCATCGGCGGCGATCATCCATGTCTCTTCCGCCATCATATCCTCGATCTTGGCGCGCTCCATGCCGGTACGTTTGGCATAGGTCAATACAATCGCTTCCTTGAACTGATCCAGAGTGTCGGCAACCTTGCGCATATCCGCCGCATCACCGACGGCGCCGCCCCATGGATCGTGAATCATCATGAAGGCATTCTCCGACATGCGGATTTCATCACCGGCCATGGCGATGACGCTGGCAATGGATGCCGCCAGCGAATCAATCTCCACAACGATGCGGGAATTGTGCCGCCGCAGGGCGTTGTAAATCTGGATGCCCTCGTCAATATAGCCACCCGGCGAGAACAACCGCACGCGCAATTCAGGCTCGGTAATGTTGTCCAATGCTGCAATGAACTCATCGGCCCATGTGCCATATCCGCCGATCTCATCGAATATGTCCAGCACCGGCGTTGCATTGCCGCTGCCGTCCGCCAGATTATGGAACCTGTACCATGGTTTGCTTTGTGATTTATCCATTGGTTACTCCTTGCCCGGCGTTGCCCGGCTCCATTGCCTGCTGCACTGTCTGCTCCAGTGCGGCGGATGCGGCGGCGGCCGCTGTTGGCAGCACTACGAACGGCAGGCCGATGGCTTCTATTTTCTGTTTTTCTTTTTCAATTTCCGCCCACACCTCGTCCGGATCGCGGCCCATGTCGCGGATGATTTCGGAGCGGGATTTCAGCCCGAGCGAGATGGCTTTTTCACTGGCCGCCATATCCTTCTGCGGGTCCACCCATGACCAGCGGCGCGGCTGGAATGTGACGCGGCGGAACTTGTCGAACCGGCCGGGGGGAAGCGATGCGGGAACGCCTGATTTTGTCGGCACCTTGAGCGTGCCGATGGCCAGTTGCATATTGAGCCAGCTTTCAAATACCGGCCGCATGAACTGCTCCGTAAACCAGTTCTGCAAGGTCATCCACTGTTCGCGTTCCTCCAGCACACCGGCGCGGATGGACGAGAAGTTCACACCTTCCAGATCATTGGCCAGACCGTTGTAGGCCACGCCGAGACCGGACGCGATGCCGCGCAATGTGGCCTTGACGAAATCGGGAAACTGCTGGTGCGGATAATCTGGATTGAACGAGGTGAAGTCGTATCCTTCAGGCAACACATCGAACGCACCGGGATCTGCGTTCTGAATGAAGTCGCCTGTATCGGCATCCTCATCGTCGGCCAGTGGCGCCGCGCCTTCTCCCTCGGCCGACTTGAAAAATCCCATCTTGGATGCGCCGATGCGGCTGGCAATCACTGCCGCTTCCTCATATCCATGCAGGTTCTTCATACGCACCAGAGCGGTGGCCATCCACGGCACGCCACGTGCCTGGTCAATCATTTCCGGCAGGAACAGGTGCAGTATTTCATCGGCTGGAACACGTATATATTTGCCCGTGTAATAGCTGGTCTGGTGCAGATTGGTGTTGGAATCATCAATCAGGTAATAAGCCACACGCACGCCGTTCCGGTCGGTCTCCACCCCCATACGCACGCGATTGCCGTTGGGCAGCACCTCGTTGAATCGGATGTCGAGCAGTGCCGGGTCAATCAATTTTAACTGGAAGCCGAAGGATCCTGTATTCATCCTGCGAACCAGGCATTCGCCATCTATTGCAATGGTGGCGATGATGAGCCGTGACATCTCGGTCAGGGTCATGCGTCCGGACACGTCACAGAAGCGTGACCATTCCTTCCATGTCGTCTCAATAGCGTTGCGGACCAGATCGTCGGCCGTGCCATCCGGATCGGAGACTTTGCTCTGCATCGCAATACCGTTCGGGCCGATGATGTTCGACTTGACCATAGCGATGAATTTGCGGGCATAATCGTTGTCCCGATATTGCTGGCGGCTGCGTGCGCGCAATGCCTGCAAGCCCTGCCAGATGTGCCAGTTTGGTGGTGTCGGCACCATATCCCAGCCGGTATTCATGCGTGATGTTTTTGCCCCGGCATAATTGCGATAAGATGATTTACGTCCCGGCGTGGATGCTGCGGCAGCCTTTGCTTTAAGTTGACGGTCGGCCATCCACTTATTGAGGATGACGGAACCCGTCTCGCGTTGAGGATTCTCCTGCCCGATCGTCAGGCCGGAACGTAACTGGACGGCGCCGCTCATGCGGCAGCCCGGACAAGCAGGCGACGGCGCGGCCCCTGACCACTGTCAATGCGGTCGGCGTCTTTTTCCTGCTTCCATAATTTGGTATAATGTGAATGCAGCGCAATCATTTCTTCGGACGTTCGGCGCGACAATGAACGCCCGGCAATCGAATAGCTGGCGGCGGTCAAATTGTTCGGGTCTTCCATATAGGCTTCGATGGCATCCAGCGTCTTCTTCACATGCGAACGTGCGTCCACGGCAGTGGCCAGATTCGGGCGGACTGTGAGTTTGCCGGTATAAATCGTGTACCGTTCCGCCCCCTTGATGGCGGCAACCACCATATTGTAATCCCCTGCCACATAGGTAGTGGTGTCTGCAACCGCGAGCGTGATCAGATGGCGGCCGTCGCCATTGTCGGTGGATGTCTTGTTGTAGGTGTTGGACTGATTGGTGATATTGACCAGAAGCGACCACCCGTCCGCCGGCAGATAATCGGGCGCATCGACAATCCATTTTGTCGTATCTCCGGCAAAAAACGATGACGGCGGCTGAACAGGAGTTCCCATAGCGCCCTATCATCAGGGCATCAGGGCGGACATGTTAAGACAAGAATGTCCGTTTTTTTTTATTCCCGCACAATTCTCCTGATGTGGCGATGCGTCAAACGGTAGGTGTTGGCCAGTTCGTTGACACCGGAGCCATGCTGATAATCGCGGCGGATGGCGGCGTTTCGCTGCTTCACATTCACCCGTCCGCGCGAGATATACACCCGATCACCGCCCTAAATCGTGCGCACATCACGCTCGATTGCGGCCAGCATCGAATCCGCGCCGTCCACCCCCAGCGCCCGCTGTACGCGGCCGAGGATATCCAGGATGAGGTCGTCTTCAGTCAAAGGCTTTCACCACAGAGGACACAGAGATCACAGAGGAAATCAACTCTCACCGGCCACATGATAAACGTCCTGATTATTTATCCACCGTGCAGTGTTTCTAAAAATGTGGGCCAATTCATCAGAATATCCAAACCTTTCCTGATTGATTTCGATGCTTTTCATCAGATCGCCATCATCGTGGCGAAGCCCAGCGGCTTTCCAGTCACACAGCATTTCGATGAGATCAATGAGATTCATTCCAGAAATGTTCCCTGTTTCTCGCAGGTCTGGATGTTGACAATGCCGACATAATTGAAATTCATCATAATTATCAACAGCAGTAACATCTTTAATTTCATTATGCGCACCACAAAAATCGCAAATCAAAAGTGTGCCGTGGAATTCAGGATGATGTCTATTGACTCTATTGTGGTGTTCAATCATAGGGCGCATGGCTTTCAGGCAATCTCGATATTCTTGTGATCCATAAGTTATGCCGCGAAGTTTAGGTGTAAACTCCTCAAGGATTTCAACCTCCGGAGATTGTAGTTTTGATTGATCATGAGCCTCTTGACGGCCGAGCAGTTCACGAATCACTGCATTCAGGTAATTCCTCAATGTTTCAATATGCCTCATTGTTTTGAATTTAGCTTGACTCATATCATTATCCTTTCGTTTTTCTCTGTGCTATCTGTGGTAAATATGCCCTACCAGTTCTTCACAAAGCCGCCGCGTTTGCCGCCGGTCCGGCGCTTGCGTTTTGGTTTGTCATCGTTCGCAGGCTCTTGTTTGTTATCTTTAACAGACTCTGCATCCGCTGCTTCCCCCGGCTCGAGGGTGCGTGACAGCGCTTCCCAGTCGCGTTTGCGGAGCCGATGCACGCGCACCTCCGGATGCTGGCTGGCGGCGACGGCATAGCCGAGTGTATCCAGCGCCTCATTGCGGCGGCCACGGCGCTTCACCCAGCGGTTCTTCTCCGGATCGAACACCTCGCCCAGTAGCTGCAGGTAGTAATCCTCATCCAGCCCGGCCGGGAATCTCAGTCGGCGCGCCTCCGGCTCGACACCGGCATCGGCCACCAGTCGATTGTGGACCCAGTGCTTGGCAGTATCGGCGCCGACCATCCACAGCATGACGCCTTTTTTAATGGTGCGTCCGCGCGAGGTGACATCCATCGGGCGCGGGCGGGGCGACAGCACCGGTTTGCCGGATTGCGACGCGCCCTTGATGGCCATCAGCCGGGGCAGACAGCGGGAGCGCACGAATCCATAGACCTCGTGCGTGAAATGGCCGCCGGAGTCGATGGCGTATGCGGCGATGCGCATATCCTTGCCCCATGCATTGCGGAACGGTTTGTTGAGATAATCATAGAATGCGCCCTGCTGTTTCATGGCATCGCGGAACATGCGCGCCGGATCGCCGGGGATTTCCAGCCAGTCGATCACCCAGGCCTGCTCGGATGCGCCCCATCCGAGCACCTGGATGGCCAGCCGGTCGTCCTGCGTATCGATGCCACAGGTGAGAAGCAGGCAGCCGGGCGGAATATCGCGCACGGCATACGCCTCGGCTCGCTGCGCGATGATGCGCGGCTTTAAGTCGCGCGAGCGATCCTCCCATGCCTCGCCCAGCCGGGTGTTGATGAATCGCTTCAACTTCGCCGGATCGGATTGCGCATCCAGCCATTCCTGTGCCAGTTCCATCCATGAGAGGCCGAGGCCGATCGGATAATAGAGCGCATTGATGTGATAGCTGCGCCATCCCGCCACCTTCGGCTTGGCTGTCGGCAGCCAGCGTCCGGCTGCCAGCATGTGCGGCTTGTGGCTCTCCTCGATCTCGCCGCCGCAATGCTCGCAGACATACCAGCAGGCGGAGACCACGCCCTCCGGCGTGCGCGTCCATTGCAGCAGCTTCCAGCGAAAGGCGACCTCCTCCGTGCAATGCGGGCACGGCATCACCCAGCGTCGCTGGTCGCCGCGCTCGAAATCCTCATCGATGCGCGAGGCGTCCTTGATGGTCGGCGTGGATATCTCCAGCGTCTTGCGGCGCGGGAACGTGGTCTGGCGCCCGGCAATCAGCCCCATCGGATCGCCCTCGCCACCGATATCCCACGGGAACGCATCCGCCTCGTCGCAGATCACATAGCGGATCGGCATCTGGCGCAGCGATGCGGCGGAATTCGCACCGCCCAGAATCAGCACACCGCCGGGGAACAGCTTGATGCCCTGCTTGTTCGAGCCGTCGCGCGTTTTCGCCACGCCCATGATATTGCGCAGGGCCGGTGTCTCCTCGATCATCGGTTTCAGCCGGGTCAGTTCGATCTTGTCGCGCAGGTCCAGCGTCGGCTCAATCAACAGCGTCGGCGCCGGGGCATGATCCATGATGTAGCCGATCCAGTTCAGCGCAATCTCGGTGACGCCGATCTGGATGCATTAGCTCACCACCACCCGCGATACCGGCGAATGCAGCGACAGACAATCCATGATCTCGCGCAGATACGGCGTGCGCGACGTATGCCAGCGCCCGGCCTCGGAGGATGCCACCCCGGAAAGAATACGATGCTCATCCGCCCACTCGGAGACCGTCATCCGCATGCGCGGCATGCACGCCGCCGCCATGGCCCGCGCGATGATGGCGCGTGCGGACGGGCGTGTGGAGAGATCAGTCAAGATTTACTCACACGGAGACACGGAGACACGGAGGAAAGAATAAATCTATATTGTTTTGCCTTGATTTTCACTCTGTGCCCCTCTGTGCTCTCTGTGTTACATCAGATTTGCCCATACTCGCCAATTTGCGGCTGGTCTCGCGCAGGGCGTGCTCGATGTGTTCGGTGAGCAGGCCGTGGATTTCCTCGCGGTCGCTGATGGCCGTGAGCTGCGGCGCGAGCTGATCCGGGATATTCTCCATGGTCGCGCGCAGCGTCGCCCCGGCATCCAGTGCCGTGCGATGCACATCATCGGTCGGCACAACCGTTCCGAATTCTCGCTCATAATCCAGCTTGGCGCGCAGAGCATTGTATTTTTCCTTGACCGCCCGCGCCGCCGAAAAGGACTTGCCGATTCTCTCCCCCGCAGGATCATCAGGGACAACGGGGACGGTCTCACTGTTCCCTGCCCGCGCCGCTGCATGCCGCGCCTTCACATCATCGCGGTTCGGATCCTTCGTCGCATCAATCCGCGCCAGCGATTCGGCCACGCGCACCCGCTTGCCGTCCTCCGTCATCACCAGCCGCCCGGCCTGTTTCAGCGCCGTCACATAGGACTTGCTCATGCCGATATGCCGCGCGAATGCCGCCTGGGTGATGGTCTCGCTCACTTCCGCCTCCGCATCCAGCGATTGTGCGCCAGCATGCTGGAGACGATGGCCAAGGGCCCGGCGAGCAGATAGGCGGCGCAGGCCAGTAGATCGCCGTCCGGCAGGGCCTTGTATAGCACGATATGCGAGCCGCCGATGACGAAGCTGGTAAGCGCGGCGGCGAGATAGTGCCCGTTGTTGACGTTCAGCGACTGGAAGCCGAGGGCAAACACTGTTGCAAACGTTGCGGCGAAAACAAAAACAGGTGTCGAGGTCATTGATTCGCCACAGCCAACAGCGGCATCTGATCCTTTTCTGCCAATGCGAGATTCTTTTGCGCCACAGCCCAATAACTGCGCTTCAATTCTGCGCCGATAAATCGTCTGCCCATTCGCAACGCCACATAGCCCTCAGACCCAATACCGGAGAAAGGTGAAAACACAACATCGCCCGGTGTGCTCCATAGGTGCATACATCGCTCAATCACATCCAACTGCAAAGGGCAGATATGGCGTTCGTCATCCTCATCACGTGCGACATTCTTGTTCAGCGTATTTGACGGGTTAATATCATCCCACACCGGGCTGGCATATTTCTGCCATAGCGAAACAGGCAGATCGTCTCCATGACTGATCGGATTCTTATTCTCACCCGGCTTGCGCATCGTCACTACATAGTCAGGGATGCCCATGCGTGACATGCTGGAGTCCTTGCGGATTGTTTTGTGCAATAATCCCAGAGCTTTCGTGCGCTGCATGGCTGTCACCGGATCTTTCCAAATGCACACCTCCGATGCATATATAAACCCGGCATCAATGAACATGCGGATAAGGTCGCCCCTGAAATCCTTGATGCCGATATGCCCATCGCGTACTTTGGATGTTGGTAAATTCATGCAATGAAATGATACCAATCTGCCAGGTGCAGTGATGCGAAACAATTCATCGACAAGAAACCGGAACTGGGCATTAAAAGTATCATCGCAATCACAATTTCCCATATCTCGATCACTATTGCTATATGTATAAAGCGACGCAAACGGCGGCGAAAACACAGTATATCCGACACTTCCATCGTCCATATCTCTTGCTACATCAACACAGTCACCAAGATGAATCGTCCATCCATCACCGCTGGCTATGTCGCGTTTATAATCAGACTTTGATCGACTCATTCCTGATACCTCCTTTTTCTCGAACTTGCGCAAATGCGCAATCATCTCATCACCCATCTGCTGTGCCTGTCTCTCTTTTCTGCGTATGTTTGACAACACAGCCCCCTCTGTTTCAGCAACAACAACATGCACATGCACCTCAGAGTTCTGGCCGAATCTCCAACATCGACGGATAGCTTGATAGAATTGCTCATAGGAATCTGACAGCCCTACAAAAGCCATGCTGTGGCAGTGCTGCCAGTTCATGCCGAACCCGGCGATGCTCGGCTTGGTGATAAGCACGCGAACCCGGCCATCTGTGAAATCCATGATTCGATGCTCTTTCTGATCGATAGAATCCGAACCAGCCACGGCAACGCTTCCTGTTATAGCTTTCTCGAGCTTCTCGCTCTCCTCGTTCATGTGGCACCAGATAACCCACTGATCATCGCTGGCGTTAACCATATTTGCGCACTCGGCAACGCGGTCATCAATGGATGACTTTCTCGCCCTGTTACGATCAAGCAGACCGACTGCTTCCATCGGGAAAAGAGTATCGGAATCTTCCATATCGTGATGTACGGAAACGCAATGCTCATACGTATGTAGTTTCGGCAGAATGTAGCGATCATCATTATAGCCAATATCAGATGGTTTCTTGATAACCATCGCCCATGTTGCCAGCCACTCCCAGAATCGAGTCTTGCCGTGCCCTTTCAGTCGCCATTTCGACGTATTGCCTCCATCATGGGTAAAAAACATAGCTAGCATTTCAACCATACTCATCGCGCCGATAAATTCTGACTGGTTGCCCAACTCCATAAAATCATTGGGTGATGGTGTAGCTGTGCATGACAACCGATAAGGAATAACTGCGCATGACTCAATCAATGCCGTTCGAGTTTTCCCTGTCTGATTTTTCAGAATACTGGACTCATCAAGAACAACGCCAGCGAATGACGCGAAGTCAAATCTATCAATCATTTCATAATTGGTAATATTAAGCCCATGCATGATCGACGACTGATCGCGGCAATAATGAACGTCAATGCCGAACTTTCGGCCTTCCTGTACTGTCTGTTGCGCAACACATAGCGGCGCAATGATCAGCACATTCCCGCCAGTATGTTTTGCGACATCATGCGCCCATGTGAGTTGCATGGCAGTTTTACCCAAGCCGGTATCGGCGAAGATTGCAGCACGACCTCTGCGAATAGCCCATTTCACAATCGCCTGTTGGAAGTCAAACAGATGGGACATATCCGTGGTTGGATTGTGCCCGCTTGGCTTGTCCAGTTTTGCCTTACTCTGAATGAATCTTTCATAATCACTCATATACATCCCCACATTTCGCCATCTCAAGCAGCACATCCGCATGGCACGGTTGACCATCCAGCGGACACCAGCAGGCCAGATTCTTGCCGCGCAGTTCCGGCAGCCGGGCCAGCACAGCCTCGCGGGCGCCCGGATTGAGTGCCGCAAACAGATGCCCGGTCGGCTCTCCATTCATCCATGCCCGATAGGCCCGCACAGCCTCATCCCTGTCGCCGCCGAACGGATTCCCGAATACACCAGGCCGACCCACATAAACAGTGTTTTCCGGCATGCGCCATCCCCGGGTGCGCTTTCGCTGGATTCGTTGTGGTTTCATCCCCCAGGGCACCTTCTCACGCGGTCGCGCTCACCTTGTTCCGGCATCTCGTTCCATTCGCGGCCATCGAGAAGGCGGCCTGCGGCTTTCTTGCCGCAGTTAATCATTCTGTGCGCGCCAACATCATCGGGATTAATGTGAATTGAACACCATGTTCCATCGGGCATGACTGCATTTTGTTTCGCCGGCCCCGGTGACCACAAATCAATGGGAGCCCACTCACCCCACTGCTTAAAGAAAAACGGCACGCCAGCGGCCTTGCACTGGTCGCACAGGCTTCGCGCCCAATCGGGATGCATTGGCCTTGCCTTCGGGCCGGACTCGCCGCCGCATATAACCCAATCAAGATAGTTCCCAATAGTGAGTTTGAAGCGCCTTTTATCTACCAAACATACACGCTTATTTAGGTCTATCGGACCAAGCATCGGTTCGACGGACACAAAGCGCACGGCAGCCGGCGTTTGCAGCAACAGCGGAATCCTCTCATCGGCTGTGGCTTGATCTTCGACCGACACACCTAGCCAGACATTGGGCAGCGGCCAAAACTTTGTTGGATAACCATTAGCAACACGTATCTTTGCGGACTTTAATACGCCATTCATATACGCCAGCATACGTTCATGTCGCTTGGTCAGAATCTGAAATGTGTGTTGAGGACAGCGCGACATCTCTAAAAATACCCGACTGATAAAATAATCAGGCACATCCTCATGGAAAAGGTCGCTCATGGAGTTGACGAATACCATGCGCGGTTTCTTCCAGTGCAGAGGATGCTCTAGCCGCTCATAATGGCACTGCACATCTGTGAACTTGCGGCCGGCATATGGTTGCCTAGGAGCCGATAATCGCTGCCAGACACGCTCGGCATAGCAATGCTTGCAACCTTGGCTGACCTTGGTGCAACCCGTCACCGGGTTCCATGTTTCGTCTGTCCATTCGATCCCTGACTTGCTCATGCCTGCGACTCCTTCTTCCCCATCCCGTATTTCCGCCAGATCGCCCGCAGGGCCGAGAGGCGGCGTTCATTCCATGACGGCCATTCCTTGGCCGCAGCGCGGGCGGTCGGGAAGCGATCGATGTCCAGCACCTCATGCCCGAAGCAGCAGGGACCGGAGGCGATGACCAAAGCTTCCTTCCACGCATACCAGAACGACTTCCCGCATCCACGGCATTCCATGATGTTGAGTGTCATCGTGTCGCCTCCATGTCTGTTTGCCGCATTTGCCTCACTTTGGGTTTTTTTGCCTCACTTGAAAAAACGCTAACCAGCGGAAAAACAAGGGTGTTTGCCTCATTTGCCTCATTTGACGGTTGTTTTCCGTGTGCGCGCGAGATAAAAAACAGTTGTCCCGCGTGGCGCGTGTATAAAACGCACGCGCCCACGTGCGTAGAAGTGAGGCAAATGCGGCAAATGCGGCAAACAGCTATAGAAAACAAAGACTTACAAGTTTGCAAGTGAGGCAAACAGTGAGGCAAATGCGGCAAATAAAGCCGCGAAACGGTGCGATTTCCGGCCATCATGCGAAGCCTCCGGTATCTTTCACCGCATCCCGGAACGATTGAACACGGGCGCCGAGCCATTTCATCCATGCTTCTGTGTCCGGTTTCGGATCGTCAGATGGCAGTACGACGCGCATCACTTTCGGTTTGCCACTCCCGTTCAGTACAGGCTTCTTGGATATAGCAATATCGGAGTTGATCTTGATCTTGGCGGAAAACTTGTTCTTGGCGTAGCTGAATCGCTCACCCTCGGCACGGCACCATCGGTCATATTCGATGTAGATATCCGACAGCGCGCAGGCCTGGCTCGGGATATCCAGTTCGCCGGAGAGCCATTGTTCGATGAACCGGTCCGGCGATTCCTTGCCGAGCTCGATCAGGTCCGTGCGGGCCCGCGTGGTCAGTGGTGGCGTGCCGGGATCGAAGTCGCCCAGGTCCAGATTAAGCAGGTGATGATGCAGCGCCGCGATGCCGCCGTGGGCGATCTCGTCCAGCACCTCGGCATAGAACTCCCGCTTGCGCTT